CCTCTTACATGAAAGCAGGACTTCGAGGCAAACAAGATGGTGTTACATTTACAACCTTAGAGGAAACTAATGATTAATAAATTAGAAGCAAACTTAGTAAGCTTTAAAATACTCTTAACAAGAGATAACAAAATAGTAACAGAGTTCAGCACTTTACCGGAGGAAATGGTAGACGAAGTCTTTCCTCTAGATGATAGAGCGTTGATGAAAACTATTATTAGAAACGGTAAAGAAAAACTAGGAGACTTACACGATTATTTTCAGAGAGAACTTAACTCTTTGAAGTAGTGTAAATAATTATCTCGTCCTTTTTACCTTTAACTTTTATAGGTTCTAAATATTGCATAGGTATGCTACAGTTCAAAGCTGTGGTATACCCTATGACTAAGTCTTCTCCTACTTCTTTAGTAGAACTTTCTAACCTAGCTGCTAAATTAACAGCATCACCTATAGCAGTATAATCAAAACGTGTATCACTTCCTAGGTTACCTACCACTGCCTCTCCACTGTTTATTCCAATACCTATCTCAATACCTAAATCTGCTTCTGCCATATCTCGTTGTATTTTCTGGGCTGTTAGGACTGCTTTGGTCTCATGGTCTTCAAGGTCTATAGGAGCATTAAAGATTGCCATCATCGCATCACCGATATACTTATCAACCATTCCCCCATACTCTTGAACAGCGTTAGCTTGTATAGTTAGTGTCTTGTTCATTATGTTTGCAACCTCTTCAGGCTCTAGTCTTTCTGACAAACTTGTAAAGCCTCTAACATCTGTAAATAAAAACGTACATCGTCTTCGTTCTCCACCTAACTTCAGAAGCTCCGGATTATCTTGTAATCTTTTTACCTGTCTTGGGTCTAGGTAATGCTCAAACTGTTTCTTAATCTGTTGTCTTAATTGGAATTGAGTTCTAAAGTTTAAATAGAATTGTTGCGTAGCAATAAGTGTCATACTTATCATACTCCATGTAGAGTCTATTAGTATATTACGAGCAACTAAGTTATACTCTAGATATCCCACACCTACTAACACAACTAAGAATGATACAACTCCCTTAGTGATACCTAGATAGTTAATTAGAAGAGCTGTGAGTACGCCTGACAGTACCAATAATAATAATTCAACAAACAATCTATAGTCAGGTATCTGTGGTGTATTCATTAACATACTCTCAGATAAAGCTGCTTGAATTTTATGTGGCTCTAACAATCCAACAGGAGTTGCCAGTTGTATAGATATTCCTTTAGCAACAAAACCTACGAATACAAATTTAGATTCAACATCTAATTCTTTTAGTGTTGTCTGTGGTGTATCAACCCAGCTTACCCACTTACGACCAAGGCTATCTGTAGAAATGGGAGGGATGCCTCTAACTCTAACCTGTTCAATTCCATTCTGATTTGTTACAATCTGATAAGTCTGACCACCTCCTAGTATTTTTAAAACTTCTGTTCCAAACGAAGCTACCCACCCATTATTAGTTTGCTGTAGTAAAGGTATACGCCTTACTAAATTATCTACGTCTACTGGAGCAGATATCGCACCTTGATTTGCTGATTGTTTTAATACATCTATGTTCTCTAAAAAGCCTTGAGCTTTAGGTAAAGATACTATTGGTCCTTTGATAACCGTGCCTACTGTAGGAGGATACAACCCATTAGGTATTTCCGGCATAGCTATTACACTTGGAGAGTTTGCAAGTTGTATAGAGAACTCATCGTCTCCACCCATTCTATCAGGGTGTGGGAATAGCATTACCCAGCCGACTCCTAATGCACCAGCATCCATTATATCTTTGTGAATCTTTGCAAGTGTTTCTCTAGGCAGGGGATATCCGCCCTGTTCGTTTAGGTATTCTTCGTCTATGTTTAGGATTGTAAAGTGTCCAGTAGGTTCTGGAACAGTGACAAGAGCATCAAATGTCTTTAGTCTTAGTACCTCTAATGGTACAGTGTTGAAGAGGAGAGGCAATGTAAGTAAGCCTAGTAAGGTAATTGCCCACTTCATGTCAGTCTCCTTGTGTTATAGTGATAGTAGAATCTCCACCACCGTTAACTAATATCTGTGTACTCTTTCCGTTCTGTATCATGACAACTGTATAAGCGTTAGACTTTTTTAAGTCTAGCTGTATAGTATCTTCTAATTGTTTATAGAATGTTATGACGCTGTCTGTCATAAAGGTATTGATTTGAGTGCTACTATCGTAACCAATCTGTGTACCTTTTAAATCTATGTCAGTCTTTAGTAAAGTTTCTGTTTGCTCTAGCTCATTTACATCTTCAATAAAGTCTAACAGGTCTTCTAAGAAGTTAACATCTAGATAGTTTATGTCAAGCTCTGTAAATTCTAATTCATCTTCAGCCAAATAATCTATTTCTAAATCATCAAACTCAAGGAAGTCAGCATCAAGAATATTAGTACTGCTCCCTCCATCTTGTCCCTGCTCATTCTTTTCTTCCTTTGGTTCTTTTACGATTAACATGTTATCAATCAACTCTAAAGTAAGGTCAAGAATAACTGGATTAGTGGGTTTAGTTTCAAACATAGAGACAGTAGTAGCCTGATAAGGCTTGTTAAGAACTACTTGTCCCATAGCTGTAGCAACAACAATCTCCCCACTAGGTAGACCATCGTTGTCCGGTAATAAAATAATTAAACTACGACCTAGTTCGTCTACAGTCACAGTAAAATCAGTACCACGAATTCCGATTGTGGCACTAGGTGTATTGATAGTAATGTTTTCTTTATCTATCGTAGCTAACTTACCTGTAATAAACCTTGCAGTTCCACTAGCAAATGTCAAAGCCATCTTAGACTTACTAGGGTCAGGGTCATAGATAAATTCGTCTATGATTAATTCAGAATGCTCAGTCAATCTAACTTGGCTGTCATCCAAAAAGGTAATGCCCAGTCTCCCGTTAGAAGTCTGGACATTGTCGTAGCTGTTAATGTCTAGGGTTAGAGAAGCTTTGTAGGTGTCATCTCGTACAACCCTACCTTCTCCATTCAGTTCAGTTATGTTGCCTATATTAGCAACCGACTGCACTTCCCCCGTCATTTTGAATGACACAAATAGTACCATTACTGCCAGTAGATGTGATGCGTAGCCAGTCATTATCGGTAGTGCTCAGTTGATTGATGTTGAAAGTTCTAGAATTACCTGTTTGGTTTAACTTAAAGTAACCACCTGCGTAGCCTTGCCCTGTAAAGTTTACAACATTGTCATTACCATCAACGGTAACATCATTAGTTGCATCAGCATTATTGATATTAAAATCAAAAGTATTACCATCACCGGTAATAACCCAATCAATATCTGCATTACTAGCCAAGGATGTAGTAGCTAAATCTAGTGTAAATGTATTTGTACCACCTGTTACATCAACATTAACATTAGAGTTGTCAGCTCCGTAGGTATTGGCAGGGTCTATCTGCACGTTGAACACGTTAGTTGACCCATCAAACTCCCAAAAACCTATAAAGTTATTAGCTGTTATGTCTCCGAGAAAGATATTGCTACTCCCAATTTGATTGATATCAATTGTCTGAGAATTGCCGTCTAAATCTAGTGCTGTTAATGTACCTGAAACAGAACCAACGCCTCCTATCAGGTTTCCAGAGCCAAGCTGTTCTGCATCCAAATTGAATGTAGCACCAGTCTGGTCTATATATATTTCATTGTCAACTGCATACATCCCCAAAGATATTACAGTCAGTAAACTTATTATTAATTTATTCATATGTCCAATAGCCTCTCTCTATTCCTATGTTTATAATATTTAAAACTCCGGTCTCTATTGCCTTTTGTAAAGCTATAGAAACACTCTCGTTCTCCGATATGCCACCCTCTATCTCTACTAGTTCAGTACCAGTAGCTATAAAACGAAATACATCCTGAGAAATACTTGTGGATAAAAGACTCTTAGATACTAGTGTTTCTAATAGAACTTCTCCTGTAGATACAGAAACTAATCTTAATGAGATAGTAACTGTGTCTTCCCTAAATTGTTTTGATGTGCCGATACCTAGATAACGAGCACCACTTCCTCCAGATTTTAGATTAGACTCATAGCTAATCACTCCACCTTGAACAAGTAACCCTGCAAATAGCAGTGGCTTTACTTTGTCTTCTTCTTTAAACTCTTTACGAGTACTGCGAATTAATTGTCTTTCTTTTACTAGGTCATCTAGCCCAACTCTTTCTACTACTCTAAAGAACTTACCATCTGCTGTATGTTTAAACGCCCTTATCAAGAATGCTTCAGGAGCTTGTGTAACTGCTGTGCTAAACAAAGCAAAGGTACTGTTACTCTTACGCTGACCTGTCAAGTCCCTAAAGCTGTTAGGGTATATAGCTATCGTAGGTCTGTTCTTAGCCGGTGGTATGTTCTTTAATTCTTCTGACTGTAAACTTAATGTAGTAGTTGGTTGAGGGTTTTTAGTTAATACTAAGTCTCCACTTTCTTCTATTACTGCACAGCTAGAAATTAAAATTGCCAACAGGCAAACTAATCGTGGTTGAATTACCATCACTATCCGTTATTGTTAAAGTTATTATTCCGTCTTCTACTTTGTAAACTATTGTGTTGCCCTCTAGTGTCAGTGTTCCTGACTCAGAAGGTATCTCACCAAACAAGTTTTCTACTAACTGTCTTGATAACTGTGAGTAGATTCTGGATTCTAGATTTCTGATAAACCTAGCTAGAGTTGTGTTCTCTTTGTCTCTTTCTATCTGGTCTTGTAAAGATTTTATCTCTGCTTTGAGAGCTGCTTTACGATTAAACTCTTGACTGTTTATAGTAAGGTAGTGTGAGCTTGTATTGTTCCCATTAAAACTAGGGCTTTTAAATTTAAATACTACTTCATCTGCTATACTATTGACAGCAAAAACACCTACTAATAATCCCCACATTACAAGACACCACCAGCAATTTTTCTCTAGGTTAGATTTGTTTTTAAATGTAGGTTTTATTTTCATACTAAAATATTTGTGATATTAACCAAAACATAGAAAGCATAAAGCCAAACACTATTACTTGTACAATAGAGGCTATCGTAATTTGTTTCATAGGATGTACTTCTACAATTCTTTCTATCCAGTCTTCACTAGGTGCAAGATTTACTACTTGCAATATTTTTTTATCATTTATTTTCAATGTAGTTGTTCCAATACACTTACTATAAATAGCAATATAAATATACTTATTATTGACACTTCTCTTTTAATCTTTACGTTCATCTTCTCTATCCGCTTTCGCTATTTTTCCTATATCTATTAAGTTTGGGACTCCTAGTAATGTTTTCAAGAGTACATCCTGTCTAATGCTTTGATTATCCAAAGCTCTTACTCTATCAATTAACGCTACTATAATACCATATTGACTATCTAATTTTGTAGATACTCTTTCTTCCATAGTATCTAAAGCTGTCTGAACTTTCTCATCTAAAGTATCTAACTTAGTTTCCATACCATCAATAATTCTATTAATAAGTTTCCAGACAAAAGCACCTAATCCAAGGGCTGCTGCAATAGGAAAACCTAGTTCAGTTATTAATGATACTGTTGAATCCATTACTCTTGCTTGTTAGAAGCTCCGAAGTAAAAAGATATTACAGCACTTGCCAAGCCACCAAGGTAACCAAGTACTAAGTTAATAAGAGCTTCTGAGTTTTGCTCAGGTGGTTGTAGAGTTACTAAGAATATGTAGCCCATAAAGCCACCGACTATTACTAGTCCCATTATCCTAGCTGTCCAGTCTTTACTAAACTTTCCTCTAGCATCTTGTACATCTGCTGTCTCTAAAGCAAAGACATCTACTTCTAGTTCTTTCATCTGTAAATCAAAAGCTTGTTCAGACTTTTTAAGTTCTAACATTTGTTCAGGTGTAGCGTCAGCTAGTCCTTTCTCTATAGCTTTAGGGTTATTAGGAACACCTAAAACATCAGCAATCATTTTAGTTGCTATTCCTCCCATTGGACCACCAAGAGCAGTACCTAATGTAGGAGCTACAGCACCAACTATTGTTTTTAATAATCCTTTCATTTCAAACTCCTAAGACCATATCTTGTAATTCTTTACTACGCCTACCTACTTGCCCATACCATTTACTGTCTTCCATTTGTATAGCCATTTCTTTCCAGTCGTGTTCTCTACAAGCTTTAATCATATTTTTAAATTTAGATAGTCTTGTTCCACCTAGATTAAAGCACATGTTTACTAACACATGTTGTATGTCTTCAGGTAAGTTATAAAAACCTTCCTCGCTTCCAAAGATATGTATAGCCTCTGCTAAGTGAGTAACAAAATCATCTTTGTAATACAGGTCTACAACTTCTTGAGTCACAGGTGTACCAACTTCCCAAGTATACTCAGGGTCTTCGGGCTTACATAAATGTCCTATCCCTAGAGTTTTGTAGCCTAAGCTATCCTCGTAGATTTCTAGTACTTCGCCTTCGTGTCTTTTTATTTGTTCTTTACATAATTCTATATTCATTTATTTAATCCTAGTTTTTTAAATTGTTCTTCTATATTTGCTTTTTCTGAAAAAGGTTTACCTGTTACAGGGTTTCTTCTAGCAGCTGGGTTTTCTTTAGTGTAAGGAACGTCATCTTTACCTTTTACTATTCCTCCTGTAGAGTATCCTCTTACAGGGTCATATCCTTTATTAGACTTTATATTAGTTTTGTCTTGTATTAATTTTTCATCTGTTAAAATTTCTGAAGCTCTATTAGTAT